GCTTGTTTTGTTTCAAACGCACCTAGTATTGAATTTGTTTCAATATTCAATAGCTTTGTACGCTCATCGTCCATGATTTCTGTTATCGTGTTTCCATCTCTTTTATATAAGCGAATTGGAATACCAGCAATAATACCAGATATAAGAAACAATGCACTTGCTACGGCTGGCACTGATAATGCCTGTTGCCGTGTAACTGTTGTAGTTGCATCATAGCTAGGAAGTGTTAAATCCACCTCATCTGCAGTATCAATGAATGCATTTTCATCGGCTCGTGTTTCTGTTCCAAACAGATTTTTAACCCAACTCAATAAGTTTCACCCCCTTTCTATATCTGTACTACCCAATCAAGAGCACTATTTAACATGTAATTTTGATGTAATAGGTACATCGCATTGATGCCAGCTACTACCATATCTACCTTGCCTCGTGATTTTTTCTTATTCACATAGCGGTTCATATTGGTGTCGTATACACATCGTGAATTTTCAAAGTTAATTTCTAGTAATTTATTGCTTTTGTCATACAACAAATTGCCTTCTGCTACTAATTCTGCTACCCATTTAGTAGCAGGATGTAACACACTAGAATGTTGTTTGATTTCAACCATGGTATATCCAGCATCTTCTAATTTTTGTGCAGTTGATAGTGCATTGTATCTATCGTAGCCAATACCCATTACTGTAACTTCATACTTGCTTTCAATCTCCATTATGTAGCGTTCTATTGCTCCATAATCTACAGTACGATTGCCACATGGTATACAGTTACCTGCATTGATAAAATCACGATATGGAATACGTTCAAGTTTAGATTTCTCATCTATCCTATCTTCTGGAATAAAGGCAACCGATTGTAATAATACTTGCCCTTCATCCTCGTCATAGGCCACCATTGATACAGCACAGTTATCTGTTGTCATAGCCAAGTCAACTCCTAGGAATACTTCACGGCCATTCCAGTCGATATGATCTACTGCACCTTTTTGTAAATCAGCAATGTTTACAAAACTTTCACTACCAGCACCGCTATATATGATATTGCAGTGTTTCGTGATAAAGTTTTCACGTTTGCTTTCAATCTCAATAGCCACTTGCCGTTTAGCTTTCAAATCTTCCATGATTTCTGTTACTTCAATTGCTAATGGATTACTTTGTTCTAGTACTTCATCATTAGTTGCCCATCCTTTCGTATCATCTGGCTCATACAATAAGGCAAATACCTTATCATCATCGACTGCACCATTCAATACACGCTTTGCATAGTCCACTTCATCTTCAAATGGATTGTTTAGCGTAGGATATTTAGTTGAAATGATGAACCCTAGCTTATTGAGTATCGTCAATTGCCCTGACCTCATAGCCTCAATAGCGTATGTATTAGGCAATGCACCTGTTTCATCTACTAGGAATACACTAGGTAACTTGCCATCTAACCGCCCTGTTGAGTAGTTAAGAGGTATGTATCTGTTCTCTGTAATGTTGCAATGGATATAATCACGCAACATTTTGAACTTTTCCTTGCCGTTCATCTTGCCAAGCATAGCAGGACTACTACGCAATATTTCTTCAATAGCCGTTTTGATTTCACGTGATAATGAACCATCTGGAGCGACTGAATAGAATTTAGAAAACTTAGGCTCAATAAAGAAAAGCAAAATAAAAAGAACCGCAATCAAAAATGTTTTGCCGTTCTTTCTACAAATTTCCAATATTGCATTTTCATATCGTCTTTTATCTGTATTATCACGCTCAACTGTACACATAATCGCAATAATAAATAGCCACTGAAAGCCAGCCATGGCATCATACACTGTTGCATTTGCCTTTAATCCTTTAGGCATAATCAATAATTTCAGCAATTCTCCAATGGTTCGCACCTTGTTTTCATCTATTTTGTATCTACTATCCTTATTATTTGCGATTGATAGGAACTCTTTCACCTGTAATTTTACAAACTTTGGAGTATTTATCTTACTTTCTGCTACCGCCATTGCGTATTTAAAAGCAGGATGTTTCTTATCCAGTCATCCCACCCCCTTGCAGCACATTTAGTAAAGGATCTGTTTCTTCTTCCTTTTGATTAGCAACTAATACACCTAGTTTCGCACGTGATTGAGGTGATAGGCATAATTCATCGCACAATTTCAAATATGTACGCACCAACTTCTCTTGTGTGCCTACAAATTCTCTATCAATAGCAAGGCTTGGTTTCCTTGCTACTTTTTTATTTGATGTGTTCAGCATATCCACTGCTACACACGCTTGAATAATTGTTTGTGTATCCAAACGACTTAACACTTTGGCTTGCCTTAATGCATCAACAATAAAATTGAAAGCCTCTAACTGTGTCTTAGTTAAATAGCTTGGTGGCTCAATCACCGCATCATCTGTAAATGCATTTTCAACTGCCATACGTTTTTCTTTTTCTGCTTTGGTTAGATGTTTCTTTGTAGTCCTTGCTGATACTGCTTTTCTCATATGTCTACCTCCTTTCCTCTGTGCTATGACTTTATAGAATACTTGCTATATAAATAAATATATATTCACGCACGCATGTCCCATTAGGGAAAATTGTGTAAATTGTGGTGAGCAGTACGGTCTGCCGATTTTTTTCAAAATTACTTCTTGATGGTAGGGGGGGTACTAATTATTTTCTTGAGATACTCCGCCTTGTATTCTCCGTGGTCTGCTTTATAGTGATGTGCCTTGCATAATGTTATAAGGTTGCTATGCGTAGTCCTCTTTCTCCATGCACTATGCAATGGTTCAATGTGATGCACATCCAATCGTTCGCCTACACTAATATAGTTATCTTCGTGTAAACATAATCTACATAGATGCTTATCACGTTCTAATACTTCTGTTCTACAGTCTTGCCACTCACTACTACTTCTGAACTTACGTTCCTTTATTCTACTTGCTGATGCGTTGCTATGTTCCTGTTGGTAGTTTCGCTTTGGTTTGTTTGGACATTCTCCTTCGTGTATTCGTCCGCAATAACTACATGCTTTTAACATTGCATCACCTCTACTTCAATACAGCGTTACTATTACGCTTTAACTTTCCATGAGTTCTTCTACATAATCCACAATGTGTTTTCCTTGCACTACTCTGTGTGATATAGCTTTGACATATGCCCTCATACTCAATTGTATCTGCAGTACAGATTCCATATTTATTATTTAAGCATCTTTTCCTGTTACAACATATTCTAGTCATACATCATATCCCATTGCTCTACGATTAATTGCATACGCTTCATCATATGTTATTCCCTCACGTTCAGCTACTACCTTTAAACAATCTTCCTTTGTCGGATATTGTCCGCTATGAGTATTGATATGACATTGTGTACATAGTTGTATTAGATTCTCTCTAATATCTCCACCCCCACTACCACGTGTATTTATATGATGTGGTTCAATGGTTGTTCTATTTCCACACACTTCACATATTTGTGAGCGCACTTCTTGTATTGTTTTCCGTGAGGTAATTCTTTTGTGTTTCATTATTTCCTCCTACAAATAAAAAGGACTACATCATATTGTGTTATGCATCCAATGTGATCTAGTCCTTTTATGTAGTTTTCCGAAGGAGGCAAGTAGTGTTCAACTCGTTTATGCCCACATACAGTATCTCATATATTGAGTGTCAAATAATAGCAACCTTTTTGTAAATTGCATCAAAATTTTTAATTGCTCTCTTATGTAGATTATGAATGTTCTGTCTCGAACATCCTACCAGCTCCGCCACTTTCTCCCATGTGCATCCGTTTATGTATCTATCAATCAGCACTGTTCTTTGTTTCGTGCTGTGGATCTGATTAATCATAAACCTTGCACGTTCTCTTTCTTGAAAGTATGTGCTCCATTCTCTCATAATCTCATCTGTAACCGCATCAAGGTTTGCAACTTTATCTGCGATGGTTATTGGTTGACCGCCACTAATTCTTTCCTTGCTATAGTCAATTGCTTGTAGGCTCATTATATCCTGTCGCAATCTAAATATTTCCCTCTCCTTACATCTAATGTTCAAATCGGTATCTCTGATTTGAATTAAATATTCCCTTCCTGTCATCGACTAATATCCCCTTGCTTATCAAGATATTCTTCCCATTCCTCAAGAGAATATATTTTTATATTTCTTGCATTAGCATAAGCCCATTCTCCAATGCATCCTTTTGAGTGTTGCCAATCTCCACATAATATTAATACTGAACACTTTTCCAACATATCTAAACAAATTTGTAATCCCTTAGCATACTCTTTTTCAAAATATAACATAGAAAAATTATGTAATGGAGATAGATATACATTATTTCTATCTTTTAATACTAACTTTTTCATAATTTTATCTATTGCCATCTGATTACTATTTATGACATCATCACAATTTATTCCATTTGTGCTACCAAATGGATGTGCTACATATATCAATCTCCCATTCATTGTGTTACTCCTTTAGCTTGTAGCTCATTAACATGGAATACATGGCTATCATCCGCATCAATTGCATCTATTGCCTCTTCTATTTCTGTGTTTTCAAAAAGTTTTCCTTGCGCTCTTTCACCTTGAACAAACATAACCACTTCTTTTAGAAACTCCATGATTATTTTATTTTCACTCGTTCCTACTGGTAGCCATTCACTTACTACTTTACATAAGCTACCTGCTTTATTTTCTAGACCACCAGTTACTTTTACCTTATCAATCAATGTATCATCATGTTTGTTATATTTAACTCCCATGCCTACCATGTAATATAAGTGTGCTGAAAACTTAAATGTTGGAAACCATTGCAAAAATAGTTCTTTCATCTTTTCATATTGTCTTATCATTTCTGGCCTATATAGGTCTTTCGTTTTTAGTTGATATGTTTCATCACATCTGCCGTTATGTTTCATATATGTTACTTTGGTATATTCTCCAAAAGATATGCTTAACACTCTAATCATTCTATAACCCCCTTAATGCACGCTCTTTTGTTCGCCTTGCTTGTAATAATTGTTTTTGTTGCTTTTCTTCACATTCCCATTCGCCACATATCATCTTATTGGCTTTGTTTGTGTAAAAGCGTTTCCCACATTGCACACAATATCTTGCGTACTTATATGCTTGCTCCATTCGTTCTCTATTTTCTTTTGCTACTTGCTTTGCCGTCTTACGTGGTGCTATTGGTTTTCCATCCATACAATCTGGACACCATGTGTTATGATCTGTTGGTGTATATAGTCTATCGCACCTATGACATTTTCTTTGCATTGCTCCACCTCAATCTCTTACTGTGCACCCATATCGTGCCTTCCGCATTTTATATCTAATTGCTCTCACGTTATCTCCTACATAACTATATGTATCAATTTCTTTGTATCTCTCTTTGTTTTGCTCATCTAGTCTTTTTCTATAGTCTAAATAGCTTTCACATTTTCCGTGGCAAGCTACTTCTCTAAACTTGCACCCTCTGCATGGTACTTCCATAGTTGTCTTACCCATCTATAAAATCCACTATTTCCCTTGTAAATACTTCGTCTTATTCTAGCTATAAGTAATTTATCAGAAGGAATTATCATGTACCCATAATGTGTTATGAATATTCTTTTCCCTTCCTTTGTTCTGCACTTTACGATATGATCATGTGCTTTACACACATTTCTGAATCTACTATTCATGTTCATATCCCTCTAATTTATTCCCTACTATTTTTACCTTTCCATTATTTACAATGAAGGCTATGTCAAAATCTAGTGCTCTATTTTTAACAATTGTTTTACATCGCCATTGATATTTATCACGGCTATAATATACTTCTGCTATTAATGGAGTATCTTGTATTGATTTACAATCAAACTTTATAATGTCATTTTCGTATATGCGCTTTCCAGTACAATCTTTCGCCTCACTACCTCTGCATAACGTTCCATCCTCAATTGGTATCCATGAGTAGTTATCATTTTGTATGGCTAATAATCTAATTTGTGAGTAGCTTTGCTTTATTTCATCACT